AAGCCAAACTCAAGGAGAAGAACGGTGGCTAGGCATTTCATCAACTATAAAAAAGTCATCGTCAAGAAAGGAAGATTGACAGCCGTGTATCCGTTTTATTGGCGCGGAAAGCCGTTTGTCGGCAGGGTAGAGCGAGTGCGTAAAAATAAATATGGTAGATACAGCTATGTCATCAATGGGCGTGAATGGAGCGCCGAAGAATTGTTCCCTGATAACCAGCAGCAAAAATTAAAGGTGCCTTATGAAGCTATTCATGCGTAGCCTGTACGACAAGGGCAGCAAGCGCACAGAGATTGGCGACCCGATGGATTACAAGCTGATCTGCCTGCGCTGTGCTGGAACGATGGGTGGGAAGATGGCTGAAAAGGTGTCAACATGGCACATCGCAAACTGCGATTGCTGTGGGCTGGAGACAAGTGTTACTCAACCGCGTGATTTTATCTGGAGGACATGATGTCACTCGATACCCAAGTAGGCGGTAACCACTACCGAGACATGAAGATTCAGCCTGTAGAGTTCATTCACGCCAACGGCATTCCCTATCTGGAAGGCAACGTCATCAAGTACGTATGCCGACACCGCAACAAAAATGGCATCGAGGACTTGTTAAAGGCGAAGCACTACATCGATCTGTTGATCGCAATGGAATATCAAAAGGAGGAGTGAAATGGAACTAGGAGAGGCAATGATGTGGGTTCTCGGTGGGCTGTTGCTAGCGGGTATGATCTTGGTGCTTTACATGAGCATGGACATTAAACGAATGGCGGAGGAAAGTGATGCGCCCTACAAGATCGAGCCTGCCGAGCAGTTGGCCGTTTCCAAGCCACGTAAAAAAACCGGACGCCCTTTGGGAAGCAAAGGCGGATACACTAAGCGCAGCAGCTATTGGGACGAGCAGCGAAAGCGGTCAGCCGCAAAAAAAGCGCGGCAAGAAAAAATGCGAGCTGCCCGAGCCAAGGTTCGAGAATCTATCGGACATTGAGGAGGCGTTATGGTGACCAAGAACGTGCCATCACCTAAGTTCGATACCAAGAATTTGACCGCGGTGTTCCGAGACTTCAAGCATTACAAGATCGTCACGAAGAACGGAACACCGTATCGCCGGGTGTATGTTAATGGCGAACTCAACGTCATCAACACCATTGCAAGCCGGGTGCTGGGGGCTGGGGCATATACGATCACCAACTACTGCGATGGCTGGTACTACGTGGGCCTGAAGGATGTTGTGCAGAAGTCTGCTAGGGGCTGGGAAGCGGGACGCCCGAGAAAGATTGAGGAGGGCGACCTGCTGACACGACGCTGGACAAGTGCTGACTACTACGAGAGGAGAATTGAAGATGAATGCGAAGCTTGATGCTGCGATTGCCTACCTGCGTAGCCGGAAGAAGTACATCACCGACCTTGGCTGCAAGTTCGTGTATGTAGACTCGGCCAATACCAACATCGCTGAGACAATGCGACTGTATCGGCTCGAGGTCGATAAGCAGCCCGCGGTGAAGCTGGTGAAGAAAGGCACAAAATGAGATCCACCAAAATGGATAGGGAACACATCGTCAAGATGAACTACCTGTGTGCCACTCCAGAGCAATACGATGAATGGCGACGGGCTGCTCGACTCAGTCCACCGCCCTATGATTCGTGGATCTGCACCGACTGCACGCCTGAGTATCAGGCGAAGATGAAGGCGAAGGGCTGGTGCGCTAGGCCAGAGATCCGATTCAAGCGAACTCAGCGGGACGGGATCGAGGGATTTGTGCCGTCAAAGCATATTCGCAGCGGCGAACTTTTCTAGCCAGTCCACATTATGAATATCCGGTAAAATTACCGGATTTTCGGGCAAAAAAGCCTTATAAATCAATGGAGGGGTATCTCAAAAAAAGTGTGTTTTGGGGGTTGACAGGGCTACGGGAAGGCGTAGAATTCTTCCCTGTAGCACCTAACCAAGACAACCAAGGAGATCGAAATGTTTGCGACCAAATACGAAGAGCATCTGGCCCACAGCGCACCTTGCAGCAGCCGTTGGGATGGCTTTGATCGTGGTGATGATTGCCAAGAGAAAGATCAGGGCAGCCGCGTGATTGGGCGCATGACATCGGGCGGTGGCTACCGCGTTGAGATCACTGAGCTGTGGGACGGCGATTGGTCTGGCTACGAAGTTCACGTTGATGGCAAGCGAGTTCTGTTCTCGTCTTACAAGGATGAGGCGATCACGGTGGCTCGGTGGTGGATGGCTGGCTGCCCCGTTTAATTACTCGGGGGCTTCGGCCCCCAACTATGACAACCAAGGAGATCAAAATGAAATATGCAAACCACCTCGGCTACAGCGACGTTACCCCTTTTGAAGTCATCCGCGCAGTCAGCGACAAGACTCTTGAGATCCGCGAGATGAAGTGTGACCGCGATGAATCAGTCAAGCTGGAGTTTCATGTCGGCGGCTTCAGCGCCCACTGCTCGAACCAGCGCGACCAGAAGTGGTTCATCAGCAGCGACGCGGATGCCCCGATCTTCCGTATCCGTCTGGGGAAGAAGGGCTGGAAGGATGCTCACGGAAGGCGCTTCGATGTGAGCGATCAGCCGGTCAAATTCTACGACTACAACTTCTGATGGAAACGGGGGCTACGGCCCCCTTACTGGAGACAATCATGGATATCCGCGAAGCAATCAAGCAAAGCATCAAAGAGAACGGCGTTTACAACACCTTCGCCCAGCTACCAGACGTTCTGCGGGAATTGGGCATGGAGCATGAGGAGGGCAGCAACGCCCGCGAGTCCTACAACCGCGCTGGAGACGTTCTGGAAGCGGCTTGCTACGGGATGGATCTGCCCTACGCCTCCTGCTCATCTTTCCAGCCCTTCGAGGAAGATCTGCGCGATGCCAACCAGACGATGATGAGGATGCTGGCAAAGTGATATACTCTACCCATCAATTCACCGATGGGTCAGAGACATGGCGCAAGACGCTACCAAGCGGGAGCGGCCAAAGAAGCCAACCGGAAAGGGCATCCGGTATGGAGGGAAGAAATCCTCCTACACTCCCGAAATCGCCCAGACCATCTGCGAACAACTCGCGGAAGGCGTTCCACTACGTGAAATCTGTCGTCAGCCGGGTATGCCCGCATGGAGGACGGTCTACGACTGGATGTGGCAGGACGAAGCCCTATCCACAGCCATCGCAAAAGCCCGAGACTTAGGGTGGGACGCCATAGCCGAGGACTGCCTCCGGATAGCCGATACCCCGATGTATGGGCAGGAGATCACGGAGAGCGAGGACGATGACGGCGTCAAGCGGGTGACGGTCAAGCGGGTCGATATGCTGGGCCACAGGAAGCTTCAGGTCGAGACGCGCCTGAAGATGCTGGCCAAGTTCAATCCCAAGAAGTATGGCGACAGGGTGGCGCTGGCAGGTGACCCTGACGCGCCCCTGAAGATGGAAGTGGAGGGGGAGGCCGAGCGCCTGTTCTCCGAGCTGCTGAAGAACATCGAGCTGAAGAACCTTGAATCTAGCCGATCTTAGGGATCCGGCGGTTCAGAAGGCATTCCGGGAACTGCCCCCGTATGAGCGCCTAGCAAGCGCATGGCGGCTTACATGGCTGCACAAGGCAAAGCCCTACCAGAACATGCCAGCGGGCGACTGGTGGTCGATCTGGCTCATGCTGGCGGGTCGAGGAGCGGGTAAGACCCGGACGGCTGCCGAGCATATCGGGTGGCTGGCATGGACGTATCCCGAGACGCGCTGGCTGGTAGCAGCCCCGACATCCTCGGACGTTCGGTCTACCTGCTATGAGGGGGATTCAGGGCTGCTCTCGGTGATCCCCGCGGCGATGATCAAGGATTACAACAAGGCCTTGCACGAGCTGGTTCTGGTCAACGGGAGCCTGATTAAAGGCATCCCGGCATCCGAGCCTGAGCGGTTCCGTGGCCCGCAGTTTCATGGCGGCTGGGCTGACGAGCTGGCCGCGTGGGAATACTTGCAAGAGTCATGGGACATGATGCAGTTTGGACTGCGTCTAAAGCTGCCCGACATCCCGACCCGGCTGATCTGCACCACGACCCCGAAGCCGAAGGACTTGATCATCGAACTGATGGGGCGAGAGGGTGAGGATGTCACGGTCACAACTGCCACGACTTATGACAACCTCGACAACCTGTCGGACAACTTCCGCAAGCAGATCATGCAGTACGAGGGGACGAGGCTCGGGCGGCAGGAGATCTACGGGGAGATCGTAGACCTCGAGGAAGGGAAGGTGGTCAATCGGGATATGTTCAAGCTCTGGCCATCCGAGAAGCCGCTGCCGAAGTTCGAATACATCCTCCAGTCATACGACTGCGCCTTCAGCGAGAAGGAGCATAACGACCCTACGGCCTGCACGACATGGGGCGTCTTCAAGCCGCAGGATGGGCCGATGTGCGTGCTGCTGATCGACTGCTGGAGCGAACACCTGAGCTTCCCGGAACTGAAGGCCAAGGCGCTCGAGGAATACCGGAATAGCTACGGCGAGGGGACGAAGGGCAAGCGGGTGGACTTGGTGCTGATCGAGGACAAGGCCGCGGGCATCTCGCTGATTCAGGAGCTACGGGCAGCGCACTTGCCGGTGCGGGGCTGGAATCCCGGCAGGGCTGACAAGATGCAGCGGCTCCAGATCACGGCCAGCATTTTTACGTCGGGTCGAGTCTGGCTGCCGGAGAGTGGTCAAAGGAAGGGATTTGTGCGAGACTGGTGCGAAGGTTTCCTAAGCCAACTCTGCTCATTTCCTGACTCCGCGCATGATGACTACGTCGATAGTGCAACGCAGGCGATGCGCTTTCTCAAGGACACTGGCTGGCTGGATA